GACGTTTGAACGTAATGTTCTCATCATCAGCTTCAATGTCGAAGCGTTCTCCAGGTTGAAGACCTAGATCATGACATACTTCATCAGGAAGATTAAATATAGCAGAACCATAAGCATCTTGCTCTAGTTCAATACCTTTATAGAAAAAATTGGCTACCATGTTAGATACTCTTAATAGTCTAATTCGTCAATACTCTAACTCTAGTTTTCCTCTGGACATTAATCCATTGCATAACCAGACCAGTGCATCAACACAATCATCGTGGGAACTAACTCCGAAATTCACAATCTCATCAGTTAGTGCCTGAAATTTTCGATATTTATTAAATAATATCTTATGTTGCTCAAATAAGCCCATAATTCCCCTAAACCTAGCAACTTTATCTCCTCTAAATCCTTTTACAGGATGCCAAAGTAAATTATAAAGTCCTTGTTCTTCTAAACAAATACGTTTAAAGTCTGCTTCTAATGATGCCTGATAAGCCACCGCTTCAGACCAGATATCCACAGTGCTACCGGTAGGAAAATATTTATCCTGATCTTTATGAACTATTCCCCATTCCATCATCATTTCCATTATGGCTTCTAACTTCTCCACATTACCCATTATTCTCAATCGTTTACAGTCAATAATATAAATTTTATCTCCCACTCTGCCACCCATAACAAATACTGTATAGTCATTTCTTTCTCTAATACCTGCAGATAAATCAACACCAACACCTAAACAATCAAACTGTGTTGGTATCTGTCCCTTAATAATCAGATCAGGAGAGACAGACATATCACTAGTTCTTACAATTTGATTCTGATACTGAAAACTAAAACTTATAGGTGATTGTCTTCTACGATCATTAAGATATTCAAGTGACCACATCTCTGGCCAATAAGATTTTTCATCTCCACTTTCATCAACAGTTACTGCTGATTGTATTATCTGTATCCAATCATTGTCAGGAGTAAAAGTAGTTTGATGTATATCATCATGTCTGAATCTTGTACCGAGACATATAGCTCTACCGCCTTCAAACATAGTTGGAACAATAACTGAGTTCCAGTTATCTTCCATAGCTACACGAATATCTCTATTTTTGATATCATCAGCTGATTTTATAGCATCATCAATAATACATAAATGAGAACGCTTTGATGTAACAGCACCTTTTAATCCTGCACAACATAAACTGAATTCTTCTTCACCAGTTGATCTTATACCAGCAAATTTCCAATCAATACTCCAATATTCATTAGAGTTAATTCCTTTGGCAATTTTCACCGTTGGAAATATTTCTCTATAGATCTTACTATCTTCAATAATTCTTTTTATCGCTGCACTCTTTGGTCTGGCAACATCAACAGTATATGAAATATATAAAATCTTTAATGGTTTACGATTAAGTGCATGTACACCAATAGCCCAGGCTGTAAATAAACCTAACACTGTAGATTTAGCAGATCCTCTCGGTGCAAGAATATCTACGTTTGGTCCAGCGATATTAATTAAACATTCACTATCTTGGTGTGTGTATAAATGTTCATGCCATAATTTCATGTGTTCTGCAGGAGGTTTATCTCCTACAACATCACAGAAATATGCAAAATCTGATCGAGCTTTTTCAACATCAACTGAAGATGTCTTCTTTACAACTTGTTGTTTAGCAGCTGCACGGGCAGTTCTACGATAAACAGAATAGATACTTGTTCCAGCCATGTACTAAGACTAACCTGTTAAGACTTATGATTCTTCCTGGAGAATCTTAGTCCATACACCCATTGATGCTTCCTGTAGTGGACCTTCTATGGGATCATCTCTGAAGATTAAAAGTATTTCTCTAAGTGCTCTATCAGCACCAGCTAAAATTAATCCTTGTCTATCTGTAAGATGTTTTTCATCTGCCAGTTGTTTTATGTGGGCTCTTAATTCTTTTTGAAGCATAGATATACGGGCAGCTCCCATATCTTGTTTCACCACCCCAAGATCTATAGCTTCTCGTAACTTTGATATATCTACTTGCATAGAGTCTATCTCTATTTCAAGTATTACATTAAAGTTTCTTTTTTTAAATTCTTTTTTAGCCCATAAATCACAATCAGTTATAGAACCTTTATACCCTAAAAAACGGGCATAAAGATACATCTGTATTGGAGAACTAGTTTGTTTGCAGAAAGCTAGATATGTCTCTTTCTCTTTATCAGATAGAGTATCTAACCATTCGGTTATGCTCGGTAGGCTCGTCGTGCTTGTTGCTCATCTCTAGCTTCTTTATAGCGTCTAAACATCTCTTGTTGCAAGGCTGCTAATCTAGCTTCTATACCAGATGCAGCAATTCCTGCTCTCTGTTCTTGTCCTCTAACACGAGTAGTGGCTCTCTCTTGAGTACCTCTAAGACCGATCTGTCTTTCCTGTCCACCTAGTAACTGTGCCTGAGTAGCCCTTTCTTGCTGACCTCTAGTTCTGGTGACTGCTCTTTCCTGTCTACCTCTAGCTGCTATCTGACGTTCCTGTCCAAAGAGTAACTCCCTTTGAGTAAATCTTTCCTGTTGACCTCTAAGACCAATCTGTCTCTCTTGTCCACCAAGTAACTGTGCCTGAGTAAATCGTTCTTGAGCACCTCTTTCTCCAGCAAGTAATCTTTGCTGCTGGCCAGTAGTTCTGGTTAAAGCTCTCTCCTGCTGACCTCTAGTTCTGGTGACTGCCCTTTCTTCCTGACCTCTAAGACCTATCTGACGTTCTTGTCCACCAAGTAACTGTGCCTGAGTAAATCGCTCCTGTCTACCTCTTTCTCCAGTAAGTAATCTCTCCTGAGCACCTCTAGTTCTAGTGACTGCTCTTTCTTCTCGACCTCTAAGACCGATTTGTCTTTCCTGTCCACCTAGTAACTGTGCCTGAGTAGCTCTTTCCTCTCGACCTGAAGTTGCACGTAATGCTCTCTCCTCTTGTCCTCTGACACGAGTGGTAGCTCGTTCTTGAGCACCTCTGGCTCCGATGGCACGTCTTTCTTCCTGACCTCGGACACGAGTAGTGAATCTTTCTTGTTGACCTCTAAGACCGATCTGTCTTTCCTGTCCACTAAGAAGTTCTCTCTGAGTGGCTCGTGTTTCCTGACCACCAATTCTTAATCCTTCCCTTTGGGTAAGTCTCTCCTGTTGACCTCTAGCTCCAACAGTACGTCTTTCCTCTTGTCCACCAATTCTCAATCTCTCTCTTTGAGTGGCTCTCTCCTGAGTACCCCTGGCTCCGATAGCACGTCTTTCTTCTCTACCTCTAAGACCAATCTGTCTTTCCTGTCCAAAAAGTAACTCCCTTTGAGTGGCTCGTGTTTCCTGACCACCAATTCTTAATCCTTCCCTTTGGGTAAGTCTCTCTTGAGCACCTCTTGCTCCAACAGTACGTCTTTCTTCCTGACCTCTAACACGAGTAGTAAATCTCTCCTGTTGACCTCTAGCTCCAACAGTGAATCTTTCTTCTTGACCTCTGGTTCTTGTTGTTGCTCTTTCCTCTCGACCTCTGGCTCCTATCTGCCGTTCCTGTCCAGCAAGAAGTTCTCTCTGAGTAGCTCGTTCTTGAGTACCTCTGGCTCCGATGGCACGTCTTTCTTCCTGACCTCGGACACGAGTAGTAAATCTCTCCTGTTGACCTCTAGCTCCAACAGTACGTCTTTCCTCTCGTCCACCAATTTCCAATCTCTCTCTTTGGGTAAATCTTTCTTCAGCACCTCTGGTTCTTGTTGTTGCTCTTTCTTCTCTACCTCTAAGACCGATTTGTCTCTCTTGTCCACCCAGTAATTGTGCCTGAGTAAATCGTTCTTGTCTACCTCTTTCTCCAACAGTAAATCTTTCTTGTCTACCTCTTTCTCCAACAGTAAATCTTTCTTGTCTACCTCTTTCACCGATAGCACGTCTCTCCTCTCTACCTCTAACCATAGTGGTAAATCTATCCTGTCTACCTCTTTCTCCAACAGTACGTCTTTCTTCCTGACCACTGACACGAGTAGTGGCTCTCTGTTCTATACCCTGTTGTCTAGCAGTTAGACGTTCTTCAGCACCTCTAGCTCTATATCTTCTTAAATCCTGACCTGTATAGAATTCTTCATTGACACGATCCAATCTCGCACCAGTTTCCATATTCAATCTATTTTGCTCACCAGATATTTTTGTTAACTGTATCTGAGATCTAAGAGACTGTGTTGGTGTCTTTACCGTAACAGGTGGTGGTGGAGCAGGTATATATTTAACTGTTGGTGGTTTTGGTCTTCCCATATAATTAAAGTCCTAACTTAATTTTAGTGCAAGAAACCTTAGCCTCTTCCAAATCTTCTACCAGTGCCAAGACCTCCTATCTGAGCACCAGATCCAGCTTGATTAGCTATAGCCTGCATTAAAGCTGCCTCTCCTGTTTTTGCTCTTAATATCTGCTGAGAAATCTTGGTAGGCGATCTTTGGTCTCCTTCTATTGCACGTTCTAATTGACTTCTACCAGCTTGTTCAAGTAAAGGATACATAGATTTCATGAAATTCAAATTCTCTCTACGTTCAGCAGCTAGTTCTCCCCTTCTTAAAAGAGAATTAGTTATTAGCA